AGAAAATTACTTGTATATTACAATGCACAAACTCTTTATGAAAATAATTTAAGAGGTTTAAAAATATATTTTGAGCAAAAGAAATGTCTTTATTTATTGAAACAACAACCTTCAATACTTAAAGATATTGTTCCTTCTTCAAAGACACAGCGAGGTTATGGTATTCATATGTCAGAACCTATAAAAGTTCAAGGAGAGATATATTTAAGAGATTGGTTATTAGAGAAAAAAGGAGAAAAAGATGATGGTGAATCTACTAAAAATTTGGATACTATTTACTCAGTTCCTTTATTACAGGAACTTATTTCTTATAATAAAAAGGGGAACTTTGACAGAGTTATTGCGTTAATGTTGTGTATGTTTCACTCTCAAGATAACTACAAAGTTAGAGTAGATAAATTAGGATTAAACAGGCTTATTCCAAAGGATAGTTTTTTTAATAGAACATTATTCCGAAAACCAAGACATGTGTAAAAGGATAATTAAAATATTTATATTTGTAGTATTTTAGAATTATATAATAAAAAATTATGGAAAACGGAGAATATAATCTTCCAAGACAAAAAATATCAAAATCTAAAAAAACTAAAGATTGGGGGAGCCGATGCATAGACTCTTTAGAAGGATATATAATATCTAATACTTATTATAACAGGACAAGTGCTCATAGAAAGCAGATTAATTATGATCTGTTCAATGGCAAATTAGCACCTGCTGATTTTGAGTATGTTACAAATCCTTATGGATTTAAAAAAGGAGAATTTCCAGCAGAGCTTCAACACTATGATATAATATCTCCCAAATTGAATCTCTTAATAGGAGAAGAAATAAAAAGACCATTAAACTTTAGAGCTGTAACAATAAATGCAGATGCAGTTACAGAAATAGAAAAACAAAAAGCTGATATCTTAAAGCAAGAACTTGTAAAAGTATTTCAATCCCAGGTAATGGGACAGCCCGGACCAGAAGGACCTCCTAAACCACCAGAAGAATTAGAAAAGTTTTTAAAATATGAATGGCAGGATGCCAGAGAAAAGACAGCCCATGATATTTTAAAATACTTAGAAGAAAATGAAAGGTTACTTTTTAAATTTAATGAAGGATTTAAAGATGCTTTAATTTCAGGAGAAGAAATTTATTGGGTAGGAATTATTAATGGACATCCAAAAGTAAGAGTATGTAATCCTTGTGATATAACTATTATTACTGATCCAGATAATGATTATGTTGAAAATGCTCAAGCTATTATTGAAGAACGATTTATTAATTTAGGAACAGTAATTGATGAATACTTTGAAGATTTAACTCCAACAGAAATAGATACCTTAGAGTCTATGAGTACTTTTGGAGATGGACAGACAGCTGATGGCTTTTTAAATTATCCTGTTTCAAATATAAGGATCCAAGGAGATGATGAATACAGACGTAATCACAGTCCTTTAGAAATATTTGATGATGCAGGAAATATAAGAGTGATCCATGTAGAATGGAAATCTCTAAAGAAAATAGGATTTCTTCAGGTATTTGATGCTACAACAGAAGAGTGGAATGAGGAAATTGTAGATGAAGAATTTGAAGTTCCTCAAGGAGCAACTAAAGATAAACAAAAATTTTACAATTGGACAGACGAATTATCAGACCTTCCTATGCGAATAAAATGGGATTGGGTAAACGAATATTGGGAAGGCACGAAGATAGGAGAAGACATTTATGTAGGTATCCAGGCGAAGCCAAACCAAAGACGGAATATGGAGAATCCAGCCCTTGTCAAATGTGGATATGTAGGATATTTATATAATGCAAGAAATGCCCAATCAGTATCTATGATAGATAGGATGAAACCTTATCAGTATATGTATAATATATTGATGTATAGAACTGAACTTGCCTTTGCAAAAACAAAAGGTAAGTTGGCTCTTATGGATATTGCACAAATTCCAAGATCAGAAGGATGGGATGTAGATACCTGGCTTTATTATTTAGAGTCTATGGGAATTATGTTTATAAATTCTGCAGAAGAAGGAGCTCAAGGACAACAATCTAATTTCAATCAGTTCACATCTATTGATCTGTCAATGGGAAATTATATTAATCAGCATGTTCAAATGCTTCAACAAATAAAATCAGAAATGGAAGAACTTTGTGGAGTGTCCAGGCAACGGATGGGACAGATAACTTCCTCTGAATTAGTAGGAAATACGGAACGAGCTGTTACTCAGTCAAGTCATATTACTGAATATTGGTTTGCACACCATGATGAAGTTAAACGAAGAGTATTTGAGGCTTTAATAGATGTAGCAAAAATTGCATGGAAAGGAACAAAGAAAATGCAATATGTTTTAAGTGATATGTCCAGAGTATTTATAAATCTTGAGGACAATATTTTTCCTGATACAGAATTTGGAATATTTATAACTAACAGCTCCTAAGATGTTAAAGCTCTTGAAACTTTAAGAGCCTCTGCTCAAGGAGCATTACAAGCAGGAACATTAAAATTAGGTGAATTTGCTACGATCATGCAAACAGATTCTTTAGCAGATATGACAAGAACACTTGAAGCAGCTGAAGAAAAAGGTGAAAAGCAAAAACAACAAGCACAACAACAAGCTGAACAAGCTCAACAGCAGATGGCCCAAATGGTTCAACAAACTGAACAAGAGAAACAGACAAGAGAAGATGCCAGAAATATTCAAGACAATCAAACTAAAATTGAAGTTGCTACTATACAAGCTCAAGCTAAATTAATGGACACAGATCTTAATAATAATGGTATTAAAGATACTATTGATAGAGATAAGTATGTGGCTGAGAACCAGTTAAAGCTTCAAAAGATGCAACAGGAGAGAGAAAAATCTAATAGAGAGTTAGATTTAAAGGAACGAGAGCTTGGTTTGAAAAAAGAACAAATAAACGAACAACGAAGGGAGAAATCAAAGCTCTAAATAAGAAAGAGCTATAATATAGACAATTATTTTTTAACAAAGTATAATTTATTTAATTATAATTCTAAATTTGTAACTATGAGTAATGACGAAAACGGAGAAGTAGATCTATCAAACTTTAACTTATTAGCTTCTGACGCAGTAATAACTGAGGAAGGAGTAGATGTAATATCTGAACCTACAGTATTTACTTCTGATCCTGAAAAAGAGGATACTAAAAAAGAAGAAAAGAAAGTTAAAGACAAACGATCTACACTTGAACCAGCCTTAAAAGTAAAAACAGTTGAATCTTTAGAGGAAACTCTGGAAGAAGAAACAACTGAAGAAGACGAAGAGGAAAAAGAAGAGGTTGCTAAAAAATCAACTTCTAAAAAAGAAGAAACAGATGATGAAGATGATGATGAACAGGAGGAACCTGGAGAAGAATTATCAGCTTTTCAAAATTTTGCAAATTTCTTACATGAAAATGGCGTAGCCGACTATGATCCAGAAGATTTTGAAGATTCAGAGAAAGGTCTTTTAGATATGATGGACAAAACGGTTAGTAATGCTGTAGATAAATATAAAAAATCTGTTCCGAATGGAGCTGCAGCATTTTTAGAGTACCTGGAAGCAGGAGGTGATCCTAAGAAATATATTGAGAACAGTTCATCTGTTCCTGATTATAAAGGTCTTACAGATCAACTTCTTGAGAAAGATTCAGTCCAAAAAGCATTAGTTACTGATTGGATGAGGCTTCAAGGATATTCTGATGAGGAGATAAGTGAATCTTTAACTGACTATGAAGAATCTGGTCTTCTTGCTAAACAATCAAAAAGGATTCATCCTAAATTGGTTAAGAAGCAGGAAGAATATGAAGTGAGTCTTGTAAGTCAGCAAAAGAAACATCATCAGGAGCAGATCGATGCACATAAACTCTATGTCGATGATATTAAAAAAAGTATTGACGACAAAGAAGAGATTGCTGGATTTGAAATATCTCCAAGAAAGAAAGAAGATTTTTTTAAATACATAACGGAGTCAAATAAGGAGGGAAAGACTCGATTGTTACAGGATATAGAAGCAGATTCTGATTCACAATTGAAAATGGCCTGGTTAATGTATAACAAGTTTGATTTTTCTAATATTGAGAAGAAAGTCAGATCAAAAGTGTCCAGTAAACTTCGTGATAGTTTATCCAATCTTGATAGTACATCAAAAATGAAAGGATCATCTAAAAGGAAGAAAAAAGCTACTGATACACAAGAGATGGACTTTTCATCTTGGAAAAAACTACTTTAATTATTTAATAACAACTAAAATTTAATAAAATGTCAGTAAATGGTTTACAATTATATAAAACGAAATGGCATTCTGGACTGACTCAACAGAATCATTTGTCCAGAGCCTTTCTTACAGAACCGGAAACTATTAGCACAATTGTTCATAGGATATTCGGTATGCAAGGACAAAATCCACTCCAGTATTTAACTGCTGGAACTGGTAGGACTAAAGCTTTAGGAAATCGCGAATACGATTGGTATTTACAAGGTGATGATGAAAAACCCATCAAAATCATTGAAAATATCGCAACAGGAGCGACTCCAGGTATAGCCCGTCAATCTTTTCAAATTCTTTTAGAAGAAAAATGGTTTGCTAACCGAGATGTATTAACTTTCGATGATCGTGCATACAGAGTTCGTGTTATGGCAGATCCTTTCTATAATGGAAAAGGATGGGTGTATGATGTTAAGGTAACAGGTGCTGATGATACAGCTTTTGTTCCTGTAGATCAAATGCAACCTGGAAAACAAGTTTCTAAGGAATATGCAACTGTACCTGAATTTTCAACTGGTGGTAATACTACCTTCTCAACTCCATTCAAAATGAGAAATCATTTGTCTACTTTGAGAAAGTCTTACACAGTTACTCGTTCAGCTGCTACAGATGTATTAGTAATTAGTCTTGCCGATCCTGAAAATCCCAAGAAAACTTCTCAGATTTGGACTAAGTTCGCTGAATGGGAAGCAATGGCACAATGGTATCGAGAATTAGAAGCGTCTTTATGGTATTCAGAGTATTCTACTGATCCTAAAGGTGTTACTGATATGATCGGTTCTAATGGATTGCCAGTATTTGAAGGAGCAGGTGTTAGAGAGCAAATTGCTCCAGCTAATAAAAGGTATTATACAGAACTTACGGAAAATATCGTGAGAGATTTCTTAATTGATCTTTCTTACAATGTTACTCCAGAGTCTGATAGACACTTTGTAGCGTTCACCGGAGAATATGGATTTGCTGAATTTGACAAAGCAATGCGTAATTCTGCATCTCAATACACTCTTGTTGATTCTGTATTTGTTACAGGAAAAGGACAGGATCTTAAGCTTGGTGGTCAATTCAAAACTTATGAAGGTTTGAATGGTACTAAGATTACTCTTAAGCATCTTCCTCTGTATGATAACACAGTAAGAAACAGACAGTTACATTGGAAAACTGGTCGACCAATTGAATCTTATAGGTTTACTATCTTAGACTTCGGTACTCAAGGTGGAGAATCTAATATTCAAAAAGTCTACAAAAAAGATTCTGATATGATTATGTGGCATGAAGCTGGATCAATTGATCCTTACGGTAATCCTGCAAAATCTATAGGAACTATGAGGTCTTCTAACTTAGACGGATATTCAG